TGTACCAAGTTGTTGAACTGCTGTCAAAACGTTGTTCAAGTAACCGTTAACGTTACCAGCGTTGGTCAACGCGGCGTTAGCTGTCAAAGTGAAGAAGTCAAGTTTTGGACCTTGGATCTGAACTGGGCCTTGTGCTGCCACGTTGGCTGTTCCTGCGATGGAACCGTTTGCCACGTCCAGTGCAAATACTGGTTGTGTAGTTCCGTTTACTTTTGTAAATACTGCCATGATAAATTTCCTTTAAGTTAGTGGTCTCTATGGACCTGCTTTTATTTAGCCAGTTTGGAAAAATCACGCCTGTTGCGGATTGTTTCTCTGTCTATTTTGAGCCGCAAATGCATTGGGATCAAATCTATTTACCGCCTTTGCATAGCCTACAGGGGTGGCCATGACCCAGCCTTCTTGCCCCGGATGTTCCGTATCTGCCTGACGTAACAGGTGCATTTTGACATCGTGTAACAAGTTAAATGCGTTAAATGCCGCGGCAAGAGCAGGGGTATTAGATGTAGGGCTGTTCAAGTATTCCACAATGTTACGGAACTTTTGTGGTGTTACTTTTGTCTGCAACCACTCACCAAACTCAGGCAATAGTGTGGCACCGTTGAGCGGAGCGCCCACTTTGGTATTGATAAAGTCCACACAAAGTTTTGCTAGGTCTGTGATCTTGTGTGCTCGTAATTCTGTGGGATTAAACAGCGTGTCAATCGCTTTACCTTGAGATTTAATTAGTTGTTTGAGTTGCTTTTCAGCCGTGGTTTCAGTTTCCAGTGCTCGAGGACTTGCTGGCCGCTCTAGCATCAAGCCCGGAACTTCATTGAACTTTACTCCACTCAAGGGCTGACGTGCATCGCCTGCATCTGCATACATTGAGTGAATGGCAATGCCAATGTTGGAGTTGCCAATACGTTGTCCCAGGGTACTCTTGACTGGAATTCGGTATTCCACTGTGTTGGGTCTAAACACATAGTTGCCTGCTTCCACAGGCGGTGTTGACATGTACAACAAGTCGCCTTTGACATAGCCACGGAAGTTGGGCGGTAGTGCAGCTTCCAGCACAGGAAACAGCTCTGCGTACAAATTGATAAGTTCAGTTCTGTCGCCTGAGCGTCGATTCTGTATGTCTGCCATCATGCGTGGACTGGTAGCAAGTCCATCATAGCCTTTGGCTTCGAAGCCTGAACCATCTGTCAGCACAAACTCGCCTGTGGCAGGTTTACGTCCAAATATCACAGCAGGCTTGCCGTCCCATTTGGCTGTGACAGTTCGAGGTTGTTGAGTAGCATGGTTAACAATTTCCAGTGCGTCTCGAATGCCTTGTGTGCCACGACGGAACACTAGATCTTCCAGGTGTTCAATACCTTTGGCTCTGCCGCCAACTCCAGCTTGTTCTGCTTCTACTAGAGCAACATAGCCACGGTTTACAATACGGTCACGTAGTCGTGCTAGGAAGTTAACATCACTTTCTGCCATGCCCATTTCAGGTTCTTTTACACCTTCACGTGAGATGTACTCACGGAAGTCTGCTAGTTTGGCATCACGGTCAGGATCCATTGCTAGTGCTTTGTAAATGCTTTCCACAGTCATTAATTGGTTACGTTTGTATTGTGGAGCCAGCAATATACCAGCGGCTTGATCTGGATCCATTGTGATCATCCGATCTGTTTGTCTACTGATGATGCCCTTGGCTGAGGCCTTGAGTCCCAGTGCTTTGGCAATGCTTGACATCAACACATTACGAAACACGCCTTTGTAGGCTGATCCTGTGCCGCCGCCCAGCCAGAATGTACCCCATTCCAAATTGGGCATGAACATAAAGTCTGTCTGTACATAGCCACGCTTGGGGTCGCCTTGTATGGGTGTTTTAAAGTGTACTGCTTCACCTGTGAGTCTGCACCAGTCTCGGGGATCTTGTTTGTTCTTTGTGGCCCAGGCATCTAGTTGGCCCTTGAGTTCAGCCTTGGTTATTTCGTTAGAATCCACAGCAAGGTCTAGGTCACCTGAATCAGGTTTCTTGCCTGTTGAGCCCAACCATTTAACAGGGATACCGTTCTCATCCCGATCATGTGATAAGTCAAGCCCTGTGATGGTTTCCAGCCAAGACACTGTGCTGGCGATATCTGCTTGTTTGATGCGTTGTGTTAGTGGCCGACCTTGTGCATCTTTGAAAACGTTGCCACCTTCTAATAAGTTCATATTGATTACGTCGTCCCTGGGCTTAGCATCTTTGCCACTTCTGCATGTCTGGGATTAGTTTTATCAAAGTCCACATACGTACCATTACCCAGGTTGATTTCAAATGTAGTTGGTATTGATCCTCGTTTGACCCTTAAATCTATGTCGCCTCCTCCACCTGTGTCAAAGGCCTGAAACGTCATTGCTTGTGCCACCGCGGTCATTAAATTGTTCCAGGCTGGACCAGCATCTGTTCCTTCTTTGGCGGCCTTTAATATTGCATCTTTTGCGGTGTTAATTATCATGACAATTTCTGTGGCGCCGTTTTTGGCCTGCTCATCATTTGTCATGTTTGGCAATTGAGTATAAGATCCGCGTGATCCAATATTTTTATTGATCAACCCAATCAGTTGTGCTTCTAAATTGTCCATTTCTGCAGGTTCTAATTGATTTAGATTTGTTATTGGAACTCCTGCAGAGTCTTTGCTTGTGCTCATTATTTTTTGCACAATTTGTCCCCAGGACTTTTGCATCAATGGCTTTAGTGATTGAGCCTGTTTCACTGCCAGGGCGTTGGCTTGTATGTCGTCTACGCCCGGACCTGTAAACTTGCTGGGCTCAAGGGCAGGGCCTTGAACACCCACCTTGCTCAGGGCTCCTTGCAAGCCAGTGGCCAGTCCTGCAGCAAATCCCACTTCGTTTAATCTGCGTCTAGTTATTTCATTAATCTGCATGTGTTCTCCTAACTGATCGCGAGAACTTTCCAGCATCTTTGGTACGTATTGCATTGAGCAGTTTACGTGTGAGATTGTCAGCTTGTTCTGCGCCAAACTCTGCTTCGATTTGTTCTATCAGGCGTATGGCACTGGATATAATACTGTCAGCCCGAGTTTCAATTATCAGGCGACGATCACGCTCTACATACAACGAGTCTAGTTCTTCTAGTAAACTACGGGTCTTTTTCTGCATTCGATCTGGGCCTTTGGATTATTTAGTGTATATCAAGTTCAAATAAATATCTACTATACAGGAATACCTATGACAAGTCAAATCAACCCAAACAACGTAGACGGCACCTATCCAGTGGCTGGACAACCCAACAACACACAGGGGTTCAGAGACAACTTTACCAATATCAAAACCAATTTTAGTTATGCCGAAACTGAAATCACCGACTTACAAAACAATGGTATTTTCAAAGCTGCTCTAGCAGGTACCACTTTAAACAACAACATGGCGGATAACTTAATATATGCTGTTAAATTACAAGATGTCAGTTATACTTTTTTGCAAAATGCCGCAACTTCTGGGTCCATAGCCATTGACTACAGCGCCGGTCAATACCAATACATTTCGACTACAGGATCAATCAGTTTGAATTTCAATAACTTTCCTGTCAGTGGAGGTCAAGGCATCATACAAATTGCTGTAAATATCACCAGTACTGCATACACATTAACCCTACCTGCCGCGGTGAGTTTAGGTACCACTGGCCTTCAAGGTTATGCATCAAATGTGATTACTTTTGCAGCCACAGGTACATATCAATTTGCATTTTCAACTGTGGATGGTGGTACCACTATTACTATCTATGATCTAAATCGACCACTGCTGGGTAGCACCGAATCTGCTGTTGGTTATTCAACAGGCACAGGCGGTGCTGTTACCCAGATAACTAGTAAAGCAACTGGTGTCACACTCAATAAACGCTGCGGTCAAATTACCATGAACAACGCCAGTTTGAATGCTGCCGCAGAAGTCAGTTTTACATTGACCAATAGTGTGATTACTGCCACAGATGTTGTAATGATTTGTATCGGGTCTGGAGCAACCGCTGGTGCATACAATGTTCAGTGCGATGCAGTTGCAGCCGGCAGTTGTAGAATCTCAATAGGCAACATGAGTTCAGGCTCCCTAGGCGAAGCCATTGTGTTGAACTTTGTTGTTATCAAGGGTGTGGCTGCTTAAACAGTTCCGGAAATGTGGCACGCCAATTTGTGCCACGACGTTGATCAATAGAATCCAGGGTAGCAATTATTTTGGATTTTCTTTTGTCTGCATCTTTTAATGCAAACACACCATGAGTTAGTTGTTGTCTATGCTCTATTGGGTCTGTAAATCTTGTGGTATGGAAATTATGTTGCAGCCATGTTAGCAATGTGTCCAGGTTGGCATGATTTAAAATCCCAACCGATGTGTTGATTGCAAACATACAATTATGCGGCGCATTATCAATATACCATTGCAAATTATCTGTTACCTGAACCCACTTTGCAGGGAACCGTTGGTATTCAAATCTTTCACCAACGTCATCGATACTGAAATCAAGTTGCACTAACTTAAATTGCCCCCACAAATTCAACAACTCTTCATTTGGTAATATAGTTCCATTGGTATTGTAGTTTAAGTGTACTTGATTTTTATGTTCAATAGCATACAACAATTTCACATGCTCTTTACTCAGCAACGGTTCTCCGCCATTGAAACGTATAAATTGCATATCACTCAAATCGATAGTTTTCCAAAACTGATTGGCTGATGACTTTTGTAATTCTATAGGTAGTCCAAGTTCTTGCTTCCACACACTACTGTTATCCGGTCCGCATATTACACAGGCCAAATTACAGGTGTCACCGGTCCAGTAATCCATACGAACTAGCTCAACCTTATTATTGTCAAGGTCGTGGTCTTTATACCAAGAGTTACTACCTTGCCGACGGCTTGTTAGTCCAGCAGCTTCGGCATTTTTACAACTACTACAAGCTGTTGGTAACTGTCCAGTAGATGCCTCATTGCGAAGGCTAACAAGATATTCGTTGTTTAAAAAATCAACTACTTCAGCTGAGCGTATAGGAGATATACAACAAGGTGAAATTGCTAATGCATTTTGCCGAGCAACAATGTTTATATTTTTAAAAATGTCAATGCATGTCATTGAGATTTAATTTGTCCTAGTAACTGTTTTAATTTTGCACTTTGCACATCTGCTGTGACTTTTTCTGCAATTTCAGGTTTTAATTCTTTGCCACCTGGTTGATAATCCCAAGCGTGTGTTCCTGTTGGCTTTTCCCACTTGGTAGATGCACTATCCGTTGTTTCAGGGTCAGCAGTCCTAAGTTGGCTCTTGGCCTTGATTGAGTCCATAATAGAGCTTTGAGGTTTGTTGTATCCAGTTCCTTCGTCACCGCCTTCATCAGTAATGCGCATGGTTTCAATGTTGTACTCCAGGTCAATCTTTTGACCAACACCTGTTGAACTACGCGATTTCATACACTGGATCTGATACTTGCCACGCTCTTTCATGGCACGACTTGTAAAGATACCAAACACGTTGTCGGCAGTATTAATCTTAGAGATACCACCCGAAATATGGCTATGATCAAATTCTATTTCCTCTACTGCACTACGGTTCAACTGCGAAGCAGTGACCATTAGTACTGCCAACTCTTTGGCCAAGTTACGCAGTTCTTCACTCACATACTTGTCTTTCACAAACAAGTCGTTGGGCGAGACCTTGGCACTCACAGGCATCAGCAAGTCCAAGTAGTCAATCATCACAAAGTCTACCTTCTTGCCTGTTTGAATTTGATACTCTTTCAAATACGCACGAATATCATTGATGTTGCTTTGTGCCGGCAGTCCTTTGACCTGATAGTTGCCGCTCTTTTTAGCCACAAGTTTAACTTTGAGTTCAGTTGTATCAATATCTTTGCGAATGTCTTTGGTGCTCATGTTGGTCAACATGGCATCTGTTCGCAAACTTGTGAGTTCTTCTGAAAGTTCCAGTGTGATGTAAACGCCACTCAATCCTTGTTGCAACCAGTTCAGTGCAATGTTCATCATAACCAAGCTCTTGCCAGAACCTGATCCACCGGCAAAGATGTTTAGTTCGCCCCTACTGAATCCGCCATACAACAATCTATCCAGTTGTGGCCAGCCTGTTGTTACTTGCCCGCCCGAGTTAAAGTATTTCTCAATGCGAGCCTTAGGATCAGCAAAGTAATCCGTGCCCATGTCTTTAGTAAGTGATATCTGTACTGCATCTTTGATAAGTTTTTCAACTGGTTCAAACTCGCCCTTTTCCAACAAGTCTGCTGATTTTAAAATTGCACGTTCAAGTTCTTGACGTCGAGTAAATGCTTCAAACTCGCCCATGAACCAGTCAAAGTGGCCTTCATTCAAATCTGGCACTGCGGCAAGTTTGACGCCTGTGGTTGCACTTATTTGCATCCTGTCAGGCATGGTCTTGTGTTTGTCTGAGTGTTCTTTAATAAACTCCGCCGCTGGCCTTAGACTTCGGTCAAAGTTCTGCGGGTTGTAGATGTTTTGAACACGCACATAACTTGTGGCGTCTTCCAGCATCATTTCTAGAAATAGTCGTTGGACGTCAAGTCCGTATTCTTTTAACAAGTTGTTTTTTCCTTATTTCTATTTTGATTCGGCTGGTTTCTCGTGCTTGCATAATAGTTAGCAAGGCTCCTAGTCGTCCTAGTTTTATCACAGCGTCATTAACATCTTTACAACCCGCCGGCCATTCAGGTATGCTCACTGCCCAGCCCAGTTCCACAGCACGATCAATCAATTCCACACCGGCTGTGTCTTGATCTGGCACCACAGTTACTTCACGTCCTAGACTGCGAATCAATCTTGCTTGTGCATCACTGATGGTGTTATGCATGACCGCAAGTCCACCGATTGAGAGTGCATCAAAGATACCTTCCATCACCAGTACATGTTGCCAATCAGCACATTGCAAGTCTGTGCCAAACACGTAACCCGGTTGCGAGTGATTGATATACCGGGGCTGTTTGTCATCCAGGAATCTAGCACACCAGCCTATCACTCGATTATCATATGTGAACGGTACCAGCACAAACGGCCTTGTCCAATGAACACCATCAGTTTTGATAGAAGTCATTATGGGAAAGTCTTCGGGCACGCCGCGCCGGCGTATGTAATCCCAGAAAAGTGGATGCTCAGGTGTGACCACTTCCGTGAACGGAGGAAAGTCATCTGAGTCTTCAAATTCAATAGCACTCAACGCATTGAATACTCGTTGCCGATCTTCCAAGATGCCGTGTATGCTACGATGCCGCAGACTTTCAAGATTGAGCATGTCAATCTCGTTATCTGGCACACCCATCCACCCTAGTAATCGTCTGGCTTTGAAACTGACTGTGCGTCCCAGAATGAAACTGGCTGTGTATGAGCAGTTGAAGCAGTGATAACTCCAGCCTGATTCGGTCGCCTTGATGCCACCACGCCCACGTCGGTCTGGGCTGTTGCCATTATGGGTGCAACATACCGCATTGAAACTCAGCCAGCCCTGTGGACTGGGTTTTCTTTTTGCAGGTAGGTAGGCAAGGATATCTAGCATCTGTTGATTATAACAGATTAGTTACACTAGATCAACGATATTGAACGTTTTCGATCTTGCCGTTTGTGAAAATTGCTGTTGCGGCAATTGACCCCTGGAATTGAATTGGCAAGTACCCCGAACCACCATTCACAATGGTCACTCCAGAAATTTGGCTGTTGTCACCAA